ATTTAAAAGATCGTGGATAGGTTCTAAAAATTCTTTAGTTCCAACAATAGAAACTGAAATGCTTTTTTCTGGTTTACTCACACTACCATCTCCATCAAAATAACCTCTAACAAAATGGGATATCAAGTCATCATCTAGTTTAGGAAAAGTTAAAACTAAAGATTTCTTATTAACACATCCTATTTTTTTTAAATCATTTACAATCTCTGGATCTTGAAACTGTAATCTACATCTATTAAGTTTACTATCTATGTATATTTTTCCTTCAAATTGAAAAAACTTTTTACATTCTTGTAAATGATGTATATCTTTTAAAGATAATGATAGTTCAAAATTTGAAGTGGTAGATACGTAACCATCAGCATAAATAAAACCTAACCAATAAGATTTTTCCTCTGTATCTATATTATTAAACACAGAGGAATTTATTTTAGCTTTGTTTACTTTAGAATACTCACAACCTGCCTCTCTTAACCACTTACCTACAGTTTTTCTATATATTTCTAATTCTTCTGCAATTTGATTACAGTTTAAGCCAGAATAGAATAAAGACACTGCTTTTGGTTTTAATAAAGAATAATCTTTACCAAATCTTTTAAATTTATACATATTAATATTTTTCTGTAAATTTAAAAATTAGTATTGATATTTCCTAATCGTGGGGCTAAAAGTTATTAACATTCCTTTTTAATAACCAAATTTTTAACAAACTTTTTGTCTTTTATCTCTTATTGTCATTCTTCTTTGTTTACTTTTATACAATAATCAGGAATATAATATCCAACAACATAACCACAGTCAAACTTCTCACGAAACTCACCATACTCAATTGTCTCTTCTATATCTCCATCTCTAAGAACTGTATCTCCTGGATACAGATCATTACCTTCTCTGTCTTGTGCTATTGGTTTCATTCTCTTAGGAAATATGATTTGTTAGTAATTGCTGCATAATCAGAATCTGTTATATCTTTCTTTCTAGGCAACTCCTTAAATAAACCGATTTCACCCAAGAATGCAAGTCCTATTCTTAAATCGTCTGCACCATAACTATTTTTAATTAGTCTGACACTTCTGAAATACTTAGCTCCGTATTGATCTTTTAGTTTATCTAAGTCATAACCACTAGGGTCTGCTACTTTATATCTCATAGGATCAAATAATGCCATAACAACATCAGCATCATTCTGTGTTGCTGAGCTGTCTGCAAAATCTTCTAGTTGAGGTTCTACATCACCATTCTTTATCCTAGAAGGATTAGAAATGTCACGATTGAACTGACTAACTACCACTGGTGAATATCCGTAGAAATCTCTAGCATATCTAAGTTCATCAGACATCTTATCAATAGCTTGTTTCTTTGTAGGTTGATCTTTAGTTAGCTTAAGCAAACCAATGTGATCTATCACCACCATAGTGATTTGACTTGGGTCATTAGGAACATATATTTTATTCCATTTGTCCAATTGTTGTATCTCACCATTCTCTTCAGCGTAAGTCTTGAGTTCTTTTGCTATACCTACAGGATTTTCTGGTCCATCAATGATAGTAACAATTTCACTTAGCTTATCTACATAATCTTTGTAATGTAAGAACAGATCATGTTCATCCTTAGTCATTTTCTCAGTCCAACCAAGAAGCTTACCTACAGGAATAATGATTCCCTGGTCTAGAAATATTTTACGAGATACCCATTTGGCCATCTTGTATGTTCTACTTCTCTCCATGGACCTATACCACACTTTCACTTTGATACCTGAAGCAATTCCTTCTTTAGACATAGCCCAATCAACAGGATTAAGAACAAATGCATCATCAATGAAAGATGTCTTACCACTACCAGTTAGACCACCTACAAGATAATACATACTCTTACGAATACCTACATATCTAGTCAAGCGATCAAATCCCATAGGAATTCCTTTATTGAGATCATTCATGCCTTTCTCAACTTCTGCATTTAATAGTTCAAAGCTCATAATAGTTCTATTTCTTGTTTAACTTCTTTATAGTATTCCCATTGATAATAAACTGCAGCAGATGGTCTTTCATCTCCTTCAAGCATGTCTTCAAATTCTTCAATCATTTCTCTACAAAGTATCAATGCACAACTTTTAGCTCTTTCTAAACAATCTTCTTGTCCAAGTTTCCATTGTACGTTAGGATAGAATTTATATACTAATTCTTTAGCTTTTTCTTTTGGTGTCATTAGATATCTGTACCTCCTGTTGGTTTTAGTTTAGCTTCAGTGATTGTTCCACCATCTTTAATTAGTTCAATGAAAGGCTCAAATGCTCTTTGATTTAGATATACAGAAGAACCTTGCATAAACTTAAGTCTATTGGCATTCTCTGTAATGGATGTTTCTTTCTTTTGATTCACCTCGAAGTTGAGAGCAGCTATAAGTTGTTCAGCTGTATATTCTCCCTCTAAGAGTATTTTATCAAATTTCAATCTACAATCATCTTTATGTAATCTAAGTGCTCTAGTGCCCTTGAATGTCTTACCCTTGTGTTCAAATGAATCTGTACCTGGGTAAGTCTTCCACCACTCTTCAAAATCTGTTGTGGCAGGTCTTCTTCTTACAATCTTAGTGTTCATCTTAGTGTCTATAAACACCAACAAATCTCTACCTAGCACTGTGAGTTTCTCATCATCTTTTGTTATCAATGCCTTTCTTATTAAAGACTGATAGACAGAAGCAATCTTCATACTCCCCTCACATAGAGGAGAGACATCATACTGTTCGTCTATCAGCTTCAGTAGAAATATAACATCAAGGTTGTGTCCTCTTTTGATGAGCTCCTCGTATTGTTGAGGGCTTATTGTTAATTTCATGTTTTACTATTTTAATTACTGCAGGTTTTCTTTTCTTATTCTCCTGTTCATCTTCCCATTTATGCCATGCTGCCTCAATCTCTTTTTGTCTTTCAACAGCATAGATTTCATCATTGGTGTATTCCCAATCTTGTAACAGCCAGTCCATAATTATTTAGCTTTTCTAGGTCTTCCAACTTGCTTCTTAGCACCTGTTGTAGTTTTGATAACGTTAGCCTTAGGAGTTCTCTTTGTGTATTTTCTCTTTGGCTTAACTTCTAGCTCTACTACATCATCACTTTTGATTGGATAATCCTCATCATTCTCCATTTTAATTGTAACTGTTAAGTCTCTAGATGATTTGAATAGACTTAAAATTATTGCTGTAGCAACAGCAACCACTCCTGTAATAATAATAACTGAATTTGTTTCCATGTTTTCTTTCTTTAATTGTTAATGATTTTTAATTTCTTTTTTAATTTATCAAATATTGCTCACCATTTTCATTGATAAGAAGAATCTTATCACTTTTATTAATGTTCCCTATATATTCAACACCTTCTATAATCTGTGTAAATGCAAACAGTGGCTGTAAATTAGTATAGTGAAAACATTTTTTCTGTTCTTCTTCATCAATAAGATTAAAAGAAGAACAAGGAATAATGTGATCAATGTGCCAATACTTACCATAATTCTCCCAAGTCATTGTAGGAATAAACTTAGATTCTAGATATTCTTTTAGTTCTATAATAGAACAACCTAATAAATCTGAAGTTTTTTTAGTTTTAATTGTTCCTTTAGAAGTAACAGCTATGTACAATCTAGTCCTAAGTCTTTTTTTAATTTTAAACTCTACATCATTCTGAATTCTAAGTTTTTCTTTTTCACTTAGAATCTTTCTATTTTTTGTATGATACTCTTTTGACTTAGCATATTGTTTTTCTTTATTATCATCTTTCTCAATCCATTTTTTACTATATCCCTTAGATTTTTCTGAATTATTTTTTCTCCATTCAGTATGTCTTTCTTTATATAGTTCTTTATTTGCTTGATAATGATTTTTAGAAAATTCTGCTAAATACTTCTTTCTACATTCTTTACATTTACTACGTGATCTAAACTCAGTAGATGGTTTTGTTAAACCACAAATATTACAAGTACAATCCATTCTATTATATTTTGTTTATTAAAAAACAAAGATATAACAAAATAATCAAACCAACTAATTATTTATGATTTAATTTTCAACCCAAACTGTAGGTCAAACCATCCGAAGGTTGACTCAGCTTTACTCTTGTTAAACTTAAATATTTTCTTTAGTAATGGAATAGCATAACGCTTGAATTCCTCATGTTGTTCTTCTGTCATAGTATTATTACTATACCACAACTCATCTTCTTTAATCTCATCAACAGTCTTACCAATCATTTTTAGTTGGTATTCTATTAGATGATCCGTAATGTTTGTACGATTGATTGTTTTTTTCATTCAAATAAATTTAATTGGTTAGGTATATACACTGTTTTGATTCTTCTGCCTTCATTGTTAATCTTGGTGACTAGTCTGTTTGCTTTCTCTATGTAATAATCATAGTTTACATTATCAGTTTTACTGCGTTTTGGTAAGTAATTACAAACTTTACATACCCATTCGCCTGCTTCTATCTGACTAATTGCAGCAGCTCTAGTTTGACATTCAGGATTCTTCACCTTAAATATCTTATCACCATCGTTTGATACATAGTAACGTATCAACTTGTTGTACACAGTAGTTTCTCCTGTAGTTCTATTCGTTCCTTCATAATGAAAGCTTCTAGTTGCTTTCTGTCTTAAACAAAAATCATACAGATCTTTGTGAGAACGAATTGTAACATCCACAGGAGTGCCATAAACAAAATAACGCTCAAGAGCAATGGGAACAATTCTAGCTGACTTGTTCTTGTGCAATTCAAAATCAGTAAGGAAATCACCTTTTTTCTTAATTTCTCCATTAGTCATAATTGCTAAGTAATCATTCACTGTACTAAAAATAATCTTGGAATAGTCAGTCCTCTCTAATTCATATTGTGTTAGGTCCATCCAGTCTTTGTTGATCTCATACATTAAAGGAATCAAATCTTTCTTAATCTTGATAGTTACACCATCTGTGTTGGCAGAAATCACATGTATATCATTTAACTCGTATTGTTCAATAAGCATCATCAATGATAGTTCACCAGTTATTGTGGTGAACATTGTGAGTTGCCTATCATATATCCAGTTTTGCATATCTGATGATTTACCATATACAGAGTTAACAGCAAGTTTAAGTGCTCCAACAATTCCTTTAATCTTCTTATCACTCTTAGCAAGAGGCTTAAGCTCTAATCTTTTATCAAACATCTGTTTGTATCCCCTAAGGAACTCTTTCCCTAAATGAGCAGGAAACTTACCGTTGTTGATAATGATTGCTGGGTAATAAGAACTAACATCCCAATCGATTATCTCATAGTCTTCATCAGCTTCAAATATCTTAGGACTATTCTCTGTGTGAAGACCACCTTTCATAAAAGAATATACATTTCCATAGAAATCTATATGCTCTTTGAAATCATCTTGCAGACCAAGCTGCAGTTTCTTTATCTTAGTTAAGAATGTCTTAAGCTGTGGTGTTTGAAACTCAACATACCTAGCAATACAATTCTTAACATCAATACTCTTTCTGAAATATCCCTTCTTAGGGAGCTCTCTATAGTTTATTCCTTTCTCTTGACAATAATACTTCTTAATCATCTCATCCCCTATCTTACTATCAGAATAGTTTAGACAAGGAATACCAAATTCTTCTTCGATATCCATTCTAAGCTCTATTCTGTTATCTCCTTTGTATAAGGGATGATCTGTCTCACCAAGTGTTATCTTATAGAATTCATACGTAGCATCAACATCATTGTGACAATATTCAATAGTCATTGCTACCTCTTCTTTTGTCATATCTGTTTTAGTGTGATGTATAGGCATCTCTTCTATGTTCTCAAGATCCATTTCAAACTCCAGTCTTTTAAGAGAGACCATACGATTCTTATTATCATAGTGATGTATCTTAAACAGATCAAGTTGTTTTAATGATAGTTCGTGCTCTCTGTATTCAGGGAACACATCATAATTAGCATCATGTATCACATCAGCAGCTTTCTGTGCTATTCTAGCACATATTTCTAGGTTTGTTAACTCATGCCAATTGTCATGATTTCTCAAGATCCATTCAACCACCTGACTATCAAAGCGTAGATTATTATATCCCACCCAATAGGCATTGTTATTAGCTTCTGTGTATCTAACAAAAGCATCTAGTTGATTCTTCCATTTAGACACTTGAAAGCTCTTACCAGCTTTACCAGGCACCATACAAACAACAGCAAACAGTTCTTGCATTGTTTCTATGTCATATATAATTACTTCTTTCATAGTTTTGTTTTTTTATGATCTTTCCAATCTAACCAAAATCCTATAGCTACAATAATATTCATACCAAATGATGCTAATATTTCTGCTATGTCTTCATATATATTAATAGAAAGATGGATATGTCCTACTACCCAGAAGGGCATAGCAAGATTATTTGATATCCATCTAACTAAATAATTTATAAATTTCATAGCCTACAAAGATAAGCAAAAATGTTATTTAATTGGTTTAAGTTTACAATTAATAAACTCTACAACAATCATCATTGTATCAGTTGATAATTTTTTTTTACTAAGCTCAACTGTTATAATATCATCATACACTTTTCTTGATATCATGTATTTAACACCATTCTTGTGAGTTGGATCATTTGATTTTAATGTAGCAGCTGTCTTTTTTAGCTTCTTTGTTATTAATTCAGCTATTCTTCTTTCTTTTGTATATTTCTCTGAAAATATTAATTGCATATTAGAAATATATTCTGAAGTGATCAGAGTGTAACATAATCTTCTTAGGCTTACCCTCGAATGTCATACCATGTGGTACTTCTATTCCTATCTCTGCAGGTTTTTGCTCTATATTAGGTTCAAAGTTTAATGGTTGAATATTGTTAATCACTTTACCCACTCTTACTTTATCTAATTGTCTACCCTTAGTAAGATTTAACTTTTTCTTTAGATCATATAGTTTAAATCTAAGAGAAAATATAGTCTTACCATATTTAACAGCTAGTTGTCTACTTAATTCATTTACGTTTATTTTTCCACTTTTTAAGATGGATATCATTTCCTCTGTTTGTTCTTCTGTATAAAAAACTACTTTTTTTATTTGTTCCATAGGTTTTAATTCATTGTTGTTATTTTTCATTAAGTCTAATGCTTCACTAATAGTTATTTCGCCTCTATACAATCTATCATTAATAAATTGTGCTGCACTGTCTACCACTTTAAAGAATCCTTTTATTGTTTTCTCATCAATGTCTGTTATTTCAGATATTTGATAATTTATATTCTTGCTTTGAGTAAGTGATGTATGTTCCATCACTTCATCATATGCATTCCATATTTTATGAATTTTTTCTAAATCTGTCATAGTTTCTAAATTTTAGCAAAACAACACATAGCTGATGTGTCATAATACTTGATAAATAAATAGTTTCCGTTGTTTGTTGTGTAAATTGTGTGAGGCATAGGTGATGATTCATCAACACTGCTTATCACTCTCTCTTTCCTAGCTTTAAAAAATGTATCAATTGTCTCTTGTAAGCCAATTCTATAACTGAATGTCATAATGAAATTGTTCTTGAACTTAGCTATATGCTCTGTTAAGAATCTAACAGAAGCACAAAAATCAAGATCAAACAATACATTTTGTTTATTAGGGTTTGCTTTAAGAATATCACCACATATCAGTGCTATCTTTGATTTTGATTTGATTCTAGATAGTTGTGCTAATGCTACTGATGAGTTGTTCTCATAAATTTCAAATTCTTTACATCCTTTGCTCTCTAAATAAGTTAGATATTCATTGATGTCTGGACCAGCTAACCCAACTATTGATTCAAATTGGAACCTTTGGATTAAAAACTCTCTAACAGCATGTTTGTTGCTAGAGGTTATATAAGTTTTCTTTCTTTCAGCCATGTCATTCTTCTTCTAATTGTTCATCTAATGTTTCATCCCAATCATCATCTGATTCAGGAACTCTTAATATCACTCTATCTTCAAATAATATAGGCCCTGGTTCTTCATCATTCTCACTTAGTTCTATATCTATGTATCCATCACACTCTCTTAATAAGTAATTGATATCATCTAATGATATTTCTCTAAGTTCATCTGTATGTTGTCCCTCATCCCACCAACCAAGTTCTTCTTCAGTTGCTAATAGTTCTTCATCATCATCTATGATGAATAGTTCAACAGGCGCACCACTAGCAGCCATAAATGCATCAGCATCTTCAGGAACTTCTTCTAGTGCCCATAGTTCTACATATGGTTCCATTATGCCAACAGATATTCTATTGACAAAGAGCATACCCTCCTCTAATGTAAAAGGAAGGTAACTCTTTAATACTATTTCTCCTGTATACCACATTAGAATCCTGTTTTAATTGGTTGTGGTGATATTTCATATGTACACTCTTGACTGTATAGTCTTAGAATGATGTGAAGTTGTTCTATTCTTAAATAGTTTTCTTCTTCTTCTAATGATAGTCCTTTTATCTGTACACCATTACCATTATCAATTAGCTCAATAGCCTTTGTTCCTACAATACTACTAGCCCATTCAAGGTGATCACTATAATACAATGTGTGTATCATTGAACCTTCTGTGTTTGTTTTTAGATAGTCATACTCATGTATACCATCTATGTAAATCTCTTCCATGTTATTAGGGGGTTTTAAGTTAATATCCAGCTAGTTTTGCCATTAATCCATCTTGACTTAATATATAAGCAAGAGAGTCTTCTTGTTGTGGTGTAAGAGATTTGATAGCAGAAACAAGATTGATTCTACTATATGTTATATCTTCTCCATACATCTTCTTTACATTCTCTCCTATTTCTAAGAAGTCTGTTATGTTAAAATGATCTATAGGTTGTTCATTATCATCAACCCATCTTCCGTTAATTATTTTCATTATTTTTGATTTAATTGGTTATCTAATACTTTCTCTATTATTTCATTGTATACATCATCACTAAGTAAATCAGTGATAACTATTCCTTCTAACTTAACTGATGATATTTCAAACTCAGCGGAACATCCTGGATAACCAGATCCATCTGGATAATACATAACCATTGGTTCTGGTGGAGAGTAATACCCATGTACATCTAAACGTACATCATATACATTTACTTCTGTTTCTATTTCTTTCATTTCTTTTTAAATTGTTCCACAAACTTCTCCACATTCTTTTTTAATTGAAAACATAATTCTAAAAGTATATATTACTATAGAGTATGTTTTTGAATCATCAGAATCCCATATCCTAATTCCACTAATATAAACTTTGCTAAGTGATTTACGTTGTTTTCTGAAAGTTTCAACTGCTAAGTAATATTT